GTACCGCCACGCTTTTTATACTCTCGTACAAGCCACGCATTAGCGTAGGCAGATGGATAAACCTTGAATTTACGTTTAGCCTCTGCTTTTACTCTGGAGTATAACGCTTTATTTACAGGAACATTCACTTCTCTTCTTGCCTCCCTTCTTTTTCTTCTTCTTTTTCTTAGTCGTAGAATGGTACATGGTAAGAATTAGGTAGTTCTTAATATATTCTAAACGAAGTCTGGCCTAATGTCTCTGGTTTTGCAAGGTTAAATTGTTGCAGACATAAATAACCGAAAGCATCAAAAGCGTGATCAACTCCTAAATTTTTATTTGGCAATCCCGTATTTGGTGCATAAGTTAAAGTTCGTAATGCTTTTATCAATTCTTTACATCTGGGATGTATCAACGTCCTTCTTTCACCATCAGCATCATACAAAGCAGTATTAACAGCAGTGATCTTATCTCTGATTCTCCAAGGTGATTTAGGACTCATAACAGTAAAACCATTTCTTCTTAAGATCGTATGATCAGTAACACCAACCCCACTTGTCTTTCTTGCACTACCAGTAGGGTCAGGACAGGCAATCACTCTTCGATCCACCCCATATCTTCTAACAACTTCCTCCGCAAAATCCCAAGTAGTAGCACCTCCTGTCAGCATAATCTCATCGAAGACATATAGTGTATTATTATGCTTTACAGCACATATCCCGGCCATAGGATCAACGTTAAAATCCAAACCAATTAACAAGGGAAGCATATGTAGATCCTGCACTTCCTTATCAATATTCTCATCACTGAAGCTAACAGCAACCAAACCAGTTAAATTTTCAAAACTGGCCTCAAATTCCTGTCTGAATGTTCTTGGGTCTAATTGCCCTCTCGCTGCTTCAACTTCCTCTTCCTTTACGTTACCCCCTTCAATAGTCGTAAAGCTCCACCTCTGCCAATCATCCCACTCCTGTTCACCACAAAAGCACCACATATCATAAAACCAACTCGCAGTGCCATCAGGAGTACTGATAAATAAAGCCCACCCCTGTTTATCTGCCAATGCAGGTCTGATAACTTCAGCCCATACATCTCTTTCCATAAAAGCCGCTTCATCCAATACAACACCTGCTAAACTTCTTCCTCTCAATGCCATAGCATTTTCAGTACCCTTCAACTCAATACTCGATCCATTTATCAGATCTATCCTTAAATCTGTTTCATTCTTACTCTGAATCCATGTTTTAGGTGTTAATCTCTTTAATTCCTTCCATGCAATATCCTTTGCCATACGATAAGTAGGAGCACAATAAAAATAAACCTCTCCGGGTCTATTGATTGCACCTCTTAACAACTCAATACAGCTTAAATAACTCTTCCCAAACCTTCTTCCTGCAACCAGCACCCGAAATCTTTTCTCACTATTGAACACCTCCCCTTGTGCATACCTTAAACTGACCTCATTCAAGCTCATATCACCCTTTTTTTCATAATATTACTCATTTTCTTTCGCATTTCATACTTTTAAGGCTATTATCAGAATATTAACCCTTATAAAGACTAAGTCCGTGGCTGAATCTTTCATAAACAACCTAAATTACGACCTACCAGCTCCTCAACGTAAACCTCGTGTTCAAAAATATACAGGAGGTTCTAATTCAAGAGCAGTTATAGAAGCTCGTTGCCAACGCTTGTATTCAAAACAGCTAGAAGGTAAAACTACCAGACAACTAGTTATAGAACATTCACATAAAGAAGGTATTTCAGAAACAACAGGTTGGGCTGATTGGAATAAAGTTAAAGAATGGAATGATCAGGATTGGCTTAAAGAAAGAGATAAAATGATTCCTCGCCTTCAAGCAATGCGTATGCGTCTTTTCAATAAAGCCATATCAAAAGGTCAACTTCAAACAGCTGCTCAAATTCTAGACTCACTAGGTAAAGTTGTTGGTGAATCCGTAGAAACAGTTAATATCCAAGCTCCAGAACTAGCAATTCGCATAGAACCAAAAGAATAAAGATTTATAGAATATATTTAGGTTCCTCGTGTGTGTATAGCAAGGTAAACATTTTGCAACTATACCCCTATATTGTTACATATTGTTAAGATATTGATATATTAAGCCATAAAGAGATATATGAAGATATATAATATATATTATAGATAAGAATAAAACTTATCTAGCACCTGGACATTTTATTTAAAAACTATGAAAACTAATGAATTTTTATTAGTCAATCGAGACTTCGCAGAATCTTGTTGGGCTTTAGGTATTGAAGCTCTGGACACAGAAGATGAGAATGCATATCAACTTAGACAATCTGATTTTAGACAATTAAGATTAGAAGGTAGACTAAGACATTTGCATCCTTCGGACTGGCTTCCTGAGTAGCTTCAGTACTTATTAAAAATTAGCTAGATAAATTCTTTATCTTTACCAGATATAAGAATCTATCTAGTTAATTATTCTTTTAGGATCATACTTAAGAGAATACATAAAAAAATTATCACCTTTATTAATTAAACTCATGTTAAAAAATTTTGTTATCTGGTCAGGATTTTATGCTTTAAGTGGAATAGTTTTAACTAGTGTTATTACTGAAAGTTTAAATAAAAGTACTTTCGCAGATTGTAAGGTTAATATCTCTAGAGATAATAAGGCTTGCATTCAAGTATTAAAAACTGGTTCTGATTATCAACAGAAGCAAGTATTAACAATACTAGCAATAAATGATATATAATAATATCATTAACTTAAAATCTTATTTAATTAAACTATGGACAATCAAAACTTTTTAACCTCGAAAGAGTACAATACATTAGCAGTAAATTTATTAACTGATGTTTGTTACCAGTATAATAAGGAAGAATACGATCAGCTTCTTGATAAGTTATTTTGTATAACAAAACAGGATGTTGATACTGTATCTATCCAGGAATTGAAAAAAGAGAAACAATTAAAAGAGGAATTAATAAACAAACCGTTAACAAGTAAACCAATTATTGACTAACTCTTAATTGAGTTAGTTTTTTATTTTTTTATTATTATGAACACTCAAAAAACATTTTGTAATACTGACCGATATATTTTCGATTGGAATTATTGCAATTTCAAAAAAGGCTTTGCACAACTAGAAACAAAAGAGGATGCAAGTTATTTTGGGAACTGGGTTAATTTCAAAAGCCTGGAATTAATCACATATTGCGAGGGAGACTTAACAGTTATAAAATGTGATGATGTAAAAGAATTTAAAGAGCAACTTTTAAAAGTTGTTAGTTGGTATAAAAAGAATAAATCATTTATTGGGATTGACTTAATGTGTAGTGATGAGATTAAAAAAGATTTTAATAAATTAAATCTAGATAAAGATTATTACTTACATAAATAAAATAATAGCTTCTTAAAACTATCTAATTAATTTTAGATAGTTTTAAAAAACTATTTTTTATAGATAGTTTTAAATTCAAACTTATTTAATTAAAAAAATGAAAAATCAATTATTTAAGTTTGGTGTTAATAACACTAAGCTTAAAAATACTATCACGTTTTCTAAAAGCTCAGGATTGACGTGTCCCGCGGCCAACAAGTGTCGAGCGATAGCGGTTATAAATGATAAAGGTAAGAAATCGGTTAAAAGGTTTAAAGATACTGAATTTACTTGTTATAGTGCAAGTTTAGAGGCTTTATATCCTAGTTTATATAACCTTACCAGACATAATACGGGTTTATTGAATGAATACATTAAAAAAGATGATTTCAACGGCCTAGTTGAATGTTTTAATGTGTCTTTAAATAAAAAAAGAAATAAAAATATTAATCTTGTAAGGTGGAATCAATCAGGAGATATATACACACGTTTTGAACTTGAAGCACTTAAAAAAGTAGCTTCAATGAATAAAGATTTAATATTTTATTTTTATACTAAGAATTTAATATTGTTTGGTCATAATCATTCAATACCTAACAATATGAAAGTAGTAGCAAGTTATGGGGGAAAATATGATTATTTGATTGATAGAGGTTATTTTAAAAGATTCAGTAAAGTTGTTTTTTCAATTAATGAAGCTAAAATTTTAAACTTGCCTATAGATACCGATGACACATACGCATATATGGATAAAGGTGCTAATGGCTTTGCATTGTTGTTACACGGGACTCAAGAGAAGAATACAAAAGCTAGTGAAGCTTTAAAAGAAATAAAAAGAAATAAAAAACAATTACTAAAGGTTACATAATGAATAAATATAATAAACAAGCAGTAAATAAACTTATCAAAAGAGATAAGACCATATCTAAAAAAGAAGCGAAATTAATTCATGCACTTTTAAAAGATAGATATTAATTATTTTTTTTAAGCAGTAATAAAAATAATAATTTATAAAGCATATCGTTATTATTAGGGGTTATCTCATCAACTTGAGATAACTTTTGATGCTTAATGAAAGATTTAAACTCATTACTGGTTTTTATGTTGTGATCATGAATCAGGTTTTTAATAAAAGACATTAAAGGCGAAAAGTTGATTAGTTTACTAAATATATGATATCATTTAAGCATACTTCTATATCTATTTAATTATGAATGAAAACAAAACAAAAGAATCAAAACCAATTATCTGGTTTGATATGAATCATTTGAATGGTAGAGAGTCAACAAGACAGCTACCACCGGAATGTATAGCAGATTGTAGTGGATCAGGTGACCATACCGACATTGTTAATTATTGGGTTGAGAGACTAAATTTTGACGGCCCGATAGAGCTTTTTAGAGAGCATCTTGAACAATATGGATGTTGGGATAATGAGCAATTGAAAGACCATTACGAAAACAGATTAAGAGTTTTATGGTTATGGGCTTGTGATTGTAGTGAGAACCCCGGTGGTTACGATTACCTGTATTTAGGAGCTTAGATAAATGAAAGAAGAAACTAAAAAACAGAGATGGATTGAAAAGCAACAAAATGAAGCCTTGAAAATTCATCATAAAAACATTGAAAGAATAAATAAATTAGAAAATAAGATTGAGCATAATCTTTATTTGATTTATTTACTTCATATTTCATGGAATAAATTGGATCTGGAACAGGATTCGGATGAATTTGGTTATGGTATGGATCTTCTCAAGGAAAAATCAAAGAAGTTAGCTTTGGATATTAGTGAATATCAGAAAGATATAGACAGTAATACCAAGGATGATTCCTGGAAGGCATACAAGAGAGAAAGTGAAAGTGATCTGTCAAAAAAATATGACAGACTATTCAGTAAGGAGAATAAGAAATAATGAAAAATTTTAAAGTTTTTTATAAAGCAGAAGTTGTATATTCATTATCTTTTAAAACTAAAAAAGAAATGAAAAGCTGGCTTAAACAAACTGAATATTCTGATAAAAGAAATTTTTATAGAAAGGATATGAAGTTAGAAACAGAAGAGGGAAAGTGGTCAGATGGTCAGATTGAACTTTTCGATTATAGGGATTGTTAAAATGACTAATAAAAATCCATCAAGGGATGATTGTATTTCAGCAATTAAAGAATGTATAAAAGATGATTTAGAAAGATCTGAAATTATTGACAAAATGATTAATGATTATCCAGGTGTACATAGATCAACTTTTTATACATATTACAAAGTTGCACAGGATGAATTGTCAGATGAAGATTTTGTAAATGGTGCCTGCATTATCGAAACTGAAAGACAGGTTAAAATCCAGCTCAAAAAACGTCTTATGGTAGATCTTGAAAAGGATTATGATTCAGAAACTGATCCGACATTAAAACGCAATTTAAGAAATGATTTACTAAAACATTTAAGACAATTTTAAACACGAATTCGCTAACGAAAATGATTGACAACCCACTGGAACAACAAACTTTAGAAACTTATGATGGTCTCTATATCAATGAAAAGTTTGAAGAGCATTGTTCTAATGCGGCTAAAGAATTAGCTAAAGATAATAATCTGAATCCAGATTATTATGAACCTTTTATTAATTTCTACATTGAAGAATGTAGAGAATCTGACCGAGGATATTTTTTCTCGGATGATAAATATATTATTGATCTCTGGTGGGATCATAATAAATATTTATATGACACTAAAACACCTTACATGGAGATTAAAAAATGAAAACTAAACTTGAACAAATCAGAGATTCTCTTGATAACTACATCAAAGAAGAATTAGAAAAAAGTTTGGGTGACAGAAGCTTTGAAGTATTCAGCTTTGAAGAAAAACTTTGTGAGATTGTTGATTCACTGGATGAAATAATCTGTTTTGATCCAACACCTGATGGTGATAGCCCATTCAGTGATGCTGAATATATCAGCACACCAAGAGAAAGAGATGAAAATGCTTTGCGAAGTAAACAGGAATCTCATGGTAGAGGAAATCCTTTTAATTGGTAATTAACTATGACTGAATTTGTACCAATAACAAGATACTCAAGATGTAAAAGATACTCAGGTGCAGTAATTAAATGCCCTGAGTGTAATGGTCTGGGAAAGGTTTATCATCTTTCCTGGACATACTTAAGATGTCAGACCTGTGAAAAAGCTATTGATAAATTTGATTGGTTGATAGAAAAAGGTAAGTATTCTAAAACTTAGTTTTTTATATATTCATTTATAGCAGTTCTGACCTGATGAGCGATGGGGATACCTTCTTCATCGCTTTTATCTTTTAAAGCTTCATATTGTTTGATAGTGAAATTACATACATATCTGATGTAGTCGGTTTTAGGTCTTGGCATTGATATCAAAATATAT